TTTCTTCTCGGTCTGCCTTATTCATCTGAATACTACCAATAATATCAGTACCAGTCATTTTCTTAATAATTTCTGCCTTATCAAAATCTACAATTTCATTATCAATTGCAAATCGCGCAAGCTCTCTTACTTGTTCTGCTGGCAGCTCTTGAATTTTTTCTTTAAACTCATGTAACGGCAGCACTTTTAAATAACGCTTTCTCTGCGCATCATCTAAGATAATAATATTAACTGGAGTCTTTGCTTCTTCAGGTTCAAGACCAAGCTTTTTCTTAATTTCTAAATCCTCAATACCAAGAATACCTTCTTTAAACATTGCTTCTACACCAGGATTATATAGAGCCTCTTCTAACTGTTCAAAAGGAATAGTTTTAACAGCTCCTTTCTTTTCCCAAACTCTGCTCAGTCTCATCTCTGGTAAATCAATATTAACTCTACTAGAAATTAAATTTACAACCTTAACTTTATTTTCCATTGTTTTACTCCTTTTAACTCCCACTATACGTATCGCACCCGCGCAGTATACGTATTACTTCTATATAAAAAATAATAGAGGGAGGGGATTCATCCCCTCCCCTTTAAAAACAATTAAATGTCAAATTGTTCCTCATAAGTCTGAGTAATACCAGTATTCTTATAAATACCCCAATTATGATATGTAAGAATAGCAGTACCCAGCTTTCTATAAGTATGAATTTCCATTGACTGGTCTCTATTAACGAAATCATACATTTGAGTATTACCCTCAAAGACAACCTTTACAGGCTTTTCTCCACCAGTCGGCAGTACATAAGCCAGCTGCGGGTCAATCCAAGTCTTTTCGTTAGATTCATCAATAAATGATTGAGGAATCTGAACAATCGGTGTACCTCTAAACAGATTAATATATCCAGTATTATGAATAGCATCAATATCTTGTGGATGATATACGCCTTGAACTCCACCATAGTTAGTAGAATTACCAACAGTAACTGGAACAATAGCATCAGCACCCATAGCAGCAATAAACTCAGGCGGTGCAAAAATAACAGCACCAGAACCATAAGCTCTTACTGTACTAATCAGCTTCATCATTTCTGCGCTATTGAATGTCGCACCAGTAGCTCTATTATTTTCAGGAACACCAACCTTTGCATAAGCCGCACGCAGTGCTCTTTGAACTTGCTGATAAACAGCATCAGTTTGAGCTTCAGTAAGGATACCAACCAGTTCAGCCATATCCTCAGCACCATCTAACATTCTTTCAAAGTCAATTGTGCAAGCTCCACCGATTGCATAAGCACCAACTTCAAAAGTACCATTGTCAAGTCTAAATGTCTCGTATACACCAGACAGACCAACTTGAGTAAGGAACTTTCTTGCTCTAGCTCTTCCCAGTTTAGTTCTAAACAGAGCTTTCTGTCCTTGACCAACCTGTCTAACCTCAGCAAAGATACCTACAGCATCAATAACCTTGTTAGGAACTACTTCATCAGCAGCTTCAATAATAATTTCATAAATGTCATATCTGTTCTTCATGAACTGATTAACAGAACCAGCCATTTCTCTCAGACCTTCAACGAGAGCATCATTAACGTTCTCCATTGAATAATTAGCTGGAGCCTCATTCTTAGCCGCGCAAAGGGCTAATTCTTTCATTTCTTTAATAGTCATTATTCATTACCCCCTTAATTACGCAGTTAATACCTGGAACTTAATTCCAAACGTGCCATCCGGCATAGTAGTAGCTTCAACAACTTTCAGTACCGGACCAGCAGAAGGCTTCGTAGCACTAACAGCAATCGCGCCTTCATCACTGATGCCACCATACAGCGGAGTTGTACCAACTGCCGCGCAAGCAGCCATAAAGTTTTCATCAGCAGTCTTTGCTGTATCTCCAGAACCAGTAGCGGTCCATTCAGTATCATCATAACCAACACAGTTGGTTGTAAATAATTCCCCGGCTGACAGGAATCCAAGTCTAGGAAGGAAAGTACCCCTTTCTAATTTGAAATCCTTTAATGCATTTGCTCTTTCATCATACATATGTTCAGCAGTATAATTTAAAGCAACCGGGCAATTAGCAATAACGGCACTCTTAGGGAATTTAACAACCCTATTAATTCTATCTACCGCAAGCAGCATACCGTTTTCAGCAGGCACATTAGCAAAATCAGTTGCATCAAGAGCACACTGAGCTTCAACCCTACCATCTCTACGGAAAGCCACATTATTTAATTCTAATTGACCATAACCATCAATTACGAATCTTTTAAATTCTCCGGCCATAATAAATCCTCCGTTTATTATTTCTTTTTATTCTTTTGTCTTTCCAATACAGCTTGAATTCCTGTGAGCTGAGGCTCATCTTTTGGAACAAAGCCGCTATCATCATTGGTAAAAATAGTTGACTTAGACTGAACCAGAACGAAAGCAAGTTCCTTATCCAGCTCTTCTTTAGTAAACGTATCAATCTTTTCTCTGAAATTATTGATTTGTTCTTCTTCAAGAAGTGTAGTATACTTCTCAATAACGGCTTCCTTTTCTTTTAATTCTGCCGCTTTTTTAAATTCATTTAACGCATCCTTTTCAGAATTAAGTGTTTCGATTGTTTCTAAAGCAGCTGTATAATTTCCAGTTGTTTCTTCTAATTCATTCTCAAGTCTTTCTTTATCCAGTTGTAAAGTCGCAATTGTAGATTCGTTCTCTTCAATTTTGGAGCTAAAACTATCTACATCATTCTGTAAACCAGTAACGACTTCATCAATTTTCTCATAAGTATTGTTATTCATAGCATGAAGAACTTCAAGCGCATGCTTTTCATCTTCATTAACATCTACAATATAACAAGCTTCCATCTTATCGATGTTGAGAGAATCAGTTTCATCATTCTTTGTATAATAAGCTCTCTCATAAGTACTAGTTTCAAATTTGAAAACAACTGCATATGCATCATACACATCACAAACCGCATAATCCATTACATAATCATTTTCTTCATTGAATCTAGGGTTTAAAAGAGACCAAATCATATTATATTTCTGATTATCAGAAAGTTTAAAATTCATATGTTTTTCTCCTCCCAAGTTTTGCTTTTGAAATACATTGTCAATATCAGTCATTAAAGTCTTAACAGAGTCAACCAAACTATAAAATGACGCACCCTCAAAGCAAGGTTCATAATCCTCACCAAGAGCTTGTAATCCTAAGAAACGTCCTTCTGTAAAAACAAAGAATTTCTTTCCATTAATATATTGCCATTCTCCTTCAATAGAATCTACATATAACTCCATTGACTGTGATTTACCAATAATATCAAAAGCTTCTTGTTTGTAAAGTCCAGTAAAAAGATATACATCAGTACATGCATATGTTCTTTCTACTCCATCTATATCAAGATGCTTCTCCCATGCAAAGTTAGGATTCTCAGGTACGATTCCATAAATACGACCTTCATATCTTTCTCTTCCATGGTCAGTATAATCATCTTTCATTGTATCATATATTCCCTTAACAGGAACATATGGTAACGTTGAAACTAATTTATTTGCAAACTCATCTGTTATAAAAGTTCCATTACGATTAGCACCAGTATAAAAGATTCGGCATCTTGCTTTAGATAAAACTTCATTATATTTAGTAACATCACCATAAATAGAAAGAGAAAAAGTCGTTAAGTTATCTTTCTCTTTATCCATTAATTAGAACCTCCATTATCTAATGACTTCTCATTAGCAATTGTTTTAGCACTTTTATCTTGTGCATCTTTTTCAGGACGTCCTACGTTTCCTGTCTCCGTATAAGCAGTGCTTAATGGTTGAAGCTTTTCTTTTAATTTTAAAACATCATTTTCTAAGCTCTTTATATCACTTAAATCACGTTGAGAAATGTCCATTGCTAATGCTGGTAATAAGAAGCTATAACCAGAATTAGCTAATTTAAGACTCGTTTCTACATAATCTTTTTGATTATAATGAGTAATTGGTAAAATTTTATAACTAAAAGTTACATTTGAATTACCATATTTCTCATTTACAATTGAAGTAATAAAATTTTCAAGCTTCTGCGCCAATATCATCATTAAAGCCATATCATTAAGAATTGAAGTACTTAATGATAAATTAGAATCTGTACCAAATAATTGGCTACTTGAACCAGCCTCAGCATAAATATTAGCCAAAGCTTTATCAACAGAATTAAGTGCATTATCATTAGTAGTTTTAGAAACAATAGCATCTACATCTGCATAAGTAGTTAATACACTTAAATTTTCATTCTTTTTAAGCATATCAACAGCACCCTTATGCATTTCAAGAGCTTCTTCTGGTTCGAATAATAAACCACCATCTTGTAAATGTGGTATTCTTTGAACGAGAATTTTTCTAATTTCTTCTAAATCACGCTCTTTATTAATACCTTTAGCATCATCATATTCTAATTCAGCAGTAATAATATTTAAAAATATTGGCCTGTCGTCTACTAACGACATACAAATCCCTATACTTGGAGATATATAGCACCATGGGTTATTAGTCTTTTTGTTTTTATAACGTCTATACCAATTAACCACTTCTTTTGGATAAGCCGCAAGAGCTTTCTTTCTATATTCTCTATCATGTATAGTATCAAAATACGTAACGTTAAATTCAATTATATCATTACCTTCTTTATCCTTAAAGCGTGAACGACAATAATAGATAGGTAAATCTAATATAGAAATGGATTTATCCGTCACATCTTGAATCACCCCATAATAACAACCATCACGTAAAGCTTTGATTGCTATATGAGTAAATAACTTAGGTAATTTTGCATTATCAAGAAAATTAATTGCATTATTATACTTTTTTATAACATACTGTTCGGAGAGAGATTTACCAAAACTTGGATGTGGAATTAATAAACCTGTATATTTTAATAAAGTAGCATAATGTAATAATAATCTTTGATAAAAACCACCTTTTGCAAAATAGTTACGAGAAAGAGCAATTTGAGCTTCAACAGAGCCAGAGTCAATAATCCTGTCTATTTCTTCAAGAGAATATTCTTTGACTCTTTCGTACCTGTTTCTTCCCCAACGTGTTAAATTATAGGATGATTCGTTTTTAGCAACCATGCTAGTAATTGCTTTTGTAAAAGTTGCTAAAGTAGCTTTTTGTTCATCCATCATCTTCCTCCTGAGAAGAATACTAACTTTCTTACCCCTCCGCGCCGGCGATGGCTTGTCTTATAGTATTCTTCTTCAAGCTCTTTAATTCTCCATAACCCATAAGAAAAAGCTGAATACTTATCCTTAGGGAATCGAGAGTTAATTCGTTCAAGAACTATGTCCAAGCTGGCACCAGTACGTTTAAGTCTTAGGTTAGCCATTTCTTCAAATAATTTTGTTGTCATCTCGTGTGGCATTAATCTAATCACACGTTGTTCAACAGTCATCTTTTGACCTTTTTTAGTTGCAAGTAAAGCACTTTTTGCTTCTTGCTCTTTTATTAAAAAGCGAACTAAGCCGCTAGTTAATCGTGAATAACAATTACCATGAATTTTAGAATTAAGCTGATTATTAGCTTTAATTCCATAAAGAATTCTTGGTGCATCTTTTGGTTGAATTATTTTATAATTATCATCATTAATAAAGCCATAAGCTGGTAATAAATTACCCATCTCATCATATTGTGGCTTTATCATTTCATCAGCTAATCCTACGCCAAGACCATTAGTATCAATAACAACTTCCCGTGGATTATAGCGTAAAATAATCTTCTTTAAATCAACCGCTTGTACAGTAAAAGGTTTAGTTTGTGGCGTTCTTCCGAGAACAATTAAATTAACTAAAGTAGAATAAAATTTTCCCTTTACTATATTCACTCTAAAAATACAAACAGCAGTTTGGTCAGAAATTCGACCAACGTCTACTGATATTAAGTAGAATTGTTCTGAATCAGGTCTATTAATTGCGTGCATTTCGGGATTCTTTAATTTTCTATACTTTGTTAATTTCTCATAAGAGAACCATGCATCTTCACTAGACCCCTGCCACAAACTCAAATATTCAGTGGCAAAAGATTCAGCATTATATGATGGACTCATTTTCAATTTATTAATATATTGTTTATCAATAAGTCCATGCATTGCTGGTAAACGCCAATCACATCCAAACATAAAAGCATGTTGTGGATCAATAATAGCATTTTCAAAAGTATCTATTAAACGCTCGTAAGCAAAAGAAGTTTTACTACCAGCTGAAGTAGTAGCAATAATTTGTTGATTCGGCTCTTTATCATTAACTGTAT